ACATCTACAACAATCGAAACAAAAACAGGTGCAAAAGGATCACCATTAAGATACCAAACATCTATTATTGATTTAGGTTCAAATCAATATGTATATCCAAACATAAGAATAGGATGTACTGGAACTGCAAGATGTGTAATTGAATATCATGCATCATCAAGTGATCTAAGTTCAAAATCAACAATAGGTGCATATACAAGTGATAACACATCATCAGGAACATATGATGAAGTATATGAAGTATTAGATTACAAAACACCTGGTTATACAGATGATGATTATACAGGATTTCAAGCAAGATATGTTAGAGTAACTGTTTACGTAGAAAACTTTGCTTCATCTACTACAAGAGGAACACCATCAATTGACAGTTTAGTAATTGAATTTAAAAACGATATGGATAGAGAAGATCATTTTGATATTGCTACAAGTGGATTAACTGGTTCAGCAGAAGCAAGAGTATTAGTACCAAGAAACTTATCAACACTTACAGGTATACAAGTTACAGCACATTCAGAAGCAAATAAAAAATTAGTGCCACATATAGTAAGTAAAGCAAATAAAACAATTAGAGTACTAGACGCAAATACATTTGATACTGCGGCTGTAGATGCTACTGTAGATGTAACAATAACAGGATTACCAAATGTAGAAGTATTTGAAGATGGAACAATAGGGAGAACAGAGTAATGGCATATAGTGGATGGGTTGCAAGTAGTGATAAACCAGGCTCAACAACTACAGATGGTGCAACAGATAAAATAAGTGATGCTAGAGCAGATTTGCAAAAAGCAATAGTGGCTCTTAATAAAATAGTTGATATATTTCAATTGGAATCAGAACCAACTGACAATCATATTTTAAAATATGATCAATCAGCAGGTAAGTTTGCTACAGAGGCAGACAGTGGTGCCGCCTCAACAACAATTGGTGTTCAAGATATGTGGATAGCAGTTGATACAATGTATAGTTCAACAACTAACGGTGCGGCTGGACCAAGCAGTAGAGAAATAAACACAACATCACCGGATCTAAGAAACTTTGCATTTGATAAAGATACACAAGAGTCAATTGAATTTAATATTGCTATGCCTAAAAAATGGAATGAAGGAACTATTACTTGTGAATTTTATTGGACGGCGGCAAGTGGTTCAGGTGGGGTTACTTGGGCAATACAAG